CCGTCGGGCTTGAGCCCAGGCTCGACCAGCTTCACCCCAATGCGTTCTGTGGGGTCGTCCTCAGCGAACACCGGGAAGTACGTGCCGGGATGCTGTGCGAAGATGCTCACGCGAGCACCCTCGACTCTTTCAGGATCAGCCATGATGTGGAACAACCAGTCGCCGCGCATGATGCCGTACAACTTCGCGCTGCTGAACTTGCTGTAGAACTTCTCACGTGCAGCGAAGTCGTTGAAGAAGAGCGTGGCCTCTTCCTGCTGTGCTGGGGTTCCGAATGTCGGGTCTGTCTTGACCGTCATCTTCGGAGCCATGTACCGATGAACAGTGTCGACAATCTTCCGGCCAGATGGGATGTAGAGCGGCTGGCCTTCCTGTCCACGCATGGTGAGCTTGAACGATTCTGGTGCCGTCCAATAGATGGACTCGTACAAGTCATATGCGAAGATGCGAGACTTGTCTTCACCATCGACGTAGGATGGGATGAGTTCTGCCCGGATGAACGACTCGATGGTGGCCCAATGCCCGAGGTTAGCCATTCTGCATCACCGCCTTCCTGATTCTCGCACGACCCTTGGTCGTTGGGTTCTCCGGTCCACCGAAGTAGCCACGGAAGAACCGACCAAGAGCCTCCGGTCCATGGTCGTCCTTGTCAAGTGGCATCTCGGATGGTGCTCGGTTGCTCTCTTCCTTCGTGTCGGGATATCTGTAGTCTTGCATCTCACGAATCAGCCCTCCATCCCCGAGTGGAAGACCAACGCAACTTCTGTCGATGAACAGCTTTGGCTTTCGGAGCTCATCCGAATGTCCCTCCGTCGCTGGGTCGAACTTCAAGTGCTTGCGGATGAGCTCGAGCCGCCATTTCAGCTCACCACCAGTATTGAGGTTGATATTGATGTGCAGCATACGTTCGAGAACAGCCGTTTCGTCAGGCCTCGCTGGCTCTGGGTACATCACCGTCGCTTTGCTGTAGATGGGATCAGCTTGGAGATGTCTGCCGATGTCAAGGATGTCCGTGTGATTGACACGCCATTCGCCGATGACGTACACGTTCTCAAACACGTCAACCTGGATGGCCAAAGCCACGAATGGTGCTTGCCATCCGTAGTCTGTGGCAATGTACAACGGCATGTCCGGAGAGTAGGCAAAGTCTCCAATGTGCAGCTCCTCATCGAAGTCCTTGAAAACACGACCGACAAACTCTGTGAAGTCCGCCCCAATCTCCTGGCTGAACCGTTCCGCCGACATGTCAGATTCCATGTCCAGAATCTCAGGGTCATTCCGTCCTCCGGGAAACACGTGACTGTTCGCCCACGATGGCAGCCGCCATGATGCCCACTCGGTTCGCGCTGGATCCTGTCCGGCTTGCCACATGCGATAGAACCAGTTCTTGCCTTCTGGTGTGGACGTCATCAGGGACCAGCCGCGTTCATCAGCAAGGGCAGGACGCAGATACTTGCCCCAGATGCTTGGCTTGAGCTTGGCAGCTTCCACCAACTCCACACCAGTGAGTCCTTCACCATCGAGTGACTCTGGCACCTTGGCCGACTTGCCCTCAACTTGGAATCTCCCGTCGAAGAGTGAGATCTTGTAGTTCCCACCCTGTGGATTGTAGTACGACCCAGGCTTGTCCATGGGGAACTGCAGACGCTTCAGATCATCCCAGAGCACCCGGAACTCTTTGTCAACGTCGGTGTAGTCCGGCCCGACGATCCAGAAGCGTCTACGCTTCCCCATGTCCTCGAGGTGAGAGCGGATGCTGAATGTGTACACAGCTTCCGGGACAAGCTCTCTTCCCCCGACGGTGGACTTGCCAAAGCGTCGTCCGCACGAGCACACACGGTTCCTGCTCGGAGACCGATGGATGGCGCGCTGTCCCTCATGGGGATCATACCCCAGAGCATCCCACACCACATCTTTGACGACGTATGACATCCTAGTCCTTTACTTGTCTGGTGGCACCGGAGCAACAGGTCCCGGCACTTGGTTCTGGAAGAACGTCACGAGGAATGCAAACACCATCGCAACACCCGTGCCGAGCAAGACCACAGGCAGATCAAAGAAGTCCTGTGTCTCATTCAGCACGATGGCACCGAGGCCACCAGCAAGTGCTTGGACTGCCGAACGAACAGCTTTCTCGAGTGGGGTGGCAGCAGCACTCAGGCCGAACGCCCATAGAGCAGCCACCAATCCACCGATTGCTGCACCGAGCAAGCCCAGTCCTGCAGTGGTCGCATTCAACGTGATGGCGTCTGGGTTCACCCACTCAAGACCTTGGACAGAAAGCATCACTGCCAAGGCAAGCTGGGCAAACGTCCGCCAGAAGATGGACCAATACATCTGCATCAAATCACCTCCCCTCTCACTTCTTCACCTTCTTGCCTGATCTGGCAACTTGGGCCCGTCCCTTCTTCTTGCTGCCGGACACTTTGCCGACGCCAGGCTTGATCTTCTTCATCGCTGCACCTCCTCTCACGACTTCGGGCAGATCACATCGAACTCATGGAACGCTTCCCTGACCTCAGGATGCACAGCCTCATCGGTGATGGTCAGAAGGATACCGCAAAGCTGTTGCTGCTGATTCATGACCACCTCCTTGAATCGCTTCTCATCATCCTCAATTCGCTGGATGGTGAGAGACTGCAGGTAGAACCCGATGGCAACCACGACGACAAGGAATACCCATGCCGCGATGAATCCCCATCGGGTACGATGTTTTGTGTACACATCAAGGTCCCTTCGCCGCCGGAGAGAATCCCACCAGACCTGCGCCGATGGTCATCATTGCAGGTTCATTCTTGATGAGTCCGAAGAAGAGAGCGATAGCACCCATGATGATTGTGAACACCGTTCGGTACATCTGCCATTGTGCTGCCGTTATCACTTCTTTCCCTTGCGACGTCTGTTGAACTTCGTCACCGACTTCTCTGCCTTCGCACGGCTGACACCAGTGAGACGCATGGTGTTCTTGATCTGCTTCTCTCGGTTGATTGGCTTCTTCTTTGCCATGACCCCTCCTCAGAAGATTGGCAGACCCATGAACACGGTCTGACCTGCAGCAACGACGTATGGTCCAATCCAACCAGCAGTGCTTGCTGCCACATCATCCATCTGGACAACTGGCACAGCGATTGAGTTTCCGAACCGAACAGCCGCGATGTTCCCCGGCGTGAGAACTGTGTCTGAAGCAGCTTGCGTCCACTCCGTGTCAGGAGTCACCCCATCAAGGTTCGCTCCTGCGAAGATGCGACCGGTGATGGTGACGCTGTTCCCGACAGGAATTGCCATCTCCACTCGGTACCAAGCCCCAGTGGCAAACGTGCCCACTCCAGCCTCGGTGAATGTCCCAGCGGAGTCTCCGACACGTAAGCGTGGAGTGGCATCGAACCCCATGAAGGCAACCTCAGTTGGGGTGGAGTCATAGATACGAATGAACTTGTCGGCTGACGACGCGATGCCAGTGACCACATAGATGTAGGCACGAACGTACAGCGTGGTCGTGAGGTCCGTCAGCTGACTGGTCCACTCCAAGTACTCGTTGCCGGTGTTGGTGCTGTTCATCAGCACGCTGCTGGGACTGCTGTGGAAACGACTCGTGTCGAACTCAATGGTGTCGGGAGCAGTGCCTGTGCCGTTCACCACGTCGAAGTAGTTGCCACCAGCAACCGTGTTGCCACCACTTCCTGCAGTGAGGACCGTACCATCCGTGCCATCAAAGTGATTCTCCAACGTCTGAGCTGGAGCCGGAGCATTCAGCCTAGGAACAATGTTGTATGCATCGAGCACTGCACCGTTTCTCAGCACCCGAAAGTCAATCGCATCACCGGTGGTGATGTCGGCTGCCACCGTGGTGATGGCAAAGAGCAGTTCTGTGAAGCGACTCTTGGGCAATTGGAAGTCAGTGAGCAACCCATCGGTCTCTGAGATCTCACCGGCAATCCACGTGCCCGATCCAGCACTCATTCTCTGTGTGGTGGCTGCAGCATCGGTGAGGTTGGCACTTGTGTATCCCTTGACCACAGATGAGGATGAGGTGACGTCGGTCCATGTGCCACCATTCAGAGACCGCTGAAGCTGATAGTCATCGGTGGTCGCTCCATCAGTGCCGCCTCCAACTTCTTGCACACCGATTCTGATAGCGATGTTTTCGTCAACGGTGTCGGAGATATCAGCAGCCTGGTCATCTGCTGCCTTGCCAGTGGAGCCGGTCTCAGTGCCGTCTTCAAAGAACCGATGGCCAAACTGCTCAATGTTGAATGCAGCAGCGGATGCTGCTTTGATCTCACATGCAACAGCCCCGTAAGCTGCCGAAGTAGCCCACGATGCAGTCGGAGCATTGTCGTTTATGAGCCACTGGGTCTCAAGACACTGGTTCGGAGCATTCGTGAACTGCTCTCCAAGTTCTGTCCATCCCGACTTGGGAGTCGTAGCCTCGTTCGCTCCATGTCCCCACGCCGAGTGAACTGCATTGCTGGCGCTTCCAAGAGCAGCCATCCCGGTAATGGAACCTGAGGTAGCTGCCGCGCCCAAGTTTCTGATGACCGACTGGACAACTGCTCCTGAGCCATCCGTCCCTGAAGTGTCCACTCCGTCCAACTCATCAACGATCCAATAGCAGCAGATCTGGGTGTTGGCACCACCGAAGTCAATGGTGATAGTGCCTGCACCCAAACCGGATGCTTCCATGGCACGGAACACCGTGACCCGTCTAGTGGAACCAGTCCACTGTGCTGTGTCTTCTTGGACGAAGTTCAATCCCGTCGAGGTGGTGATGGTCGGAACAACGGTGGTCCCTGAAGTCGCCGCTGCACTCAGCACCGTGAGCAGATACAACTTGTTGGCGGTTGGAGTGAACGAGCCTGTCGTGAAGCTTGTGGCGTCTGCATTGTTCTTGTTCTGAAGAACAGTGCTGGCGGTGATGGGCATCAGGACTTCCTGAGGATGATGACGACCGTCAGATCGGAACCTGCGACAGTGCTACCGATCTGATCGATGTCGATGGTGATGTACGACCCATCAACAATGGTCGTGGTATTGAAGGTGGTCGTCTTGTGCGTGTTGGTCGACACAGCGATGGTCGGTCGGTTGGTCTGTGTGCTGAACACGGTCGTTCCATCCACGTTGACGTCCACCAGAATGCTCGCGCCGGTCGGCTGGGTGTTGACAGAGGCTCGGGCGGAAACGAATGTGAGCGTCTCCCCAGTGTCGTTGTACCACCGGAACTTGCCTGTGCCCGTGACGAGCACACCGGACTGCGAGAATGGCACGTTGAGGTTGATCTCACTCTTCTGAGCGAGACTGGCTCCGTTGAGCGTTGGCCTAATCTTGAAGTCACGTGCCATGACTCATCCTATCCGTACACGCAGACGCGATACTGGTTGGATGTCGGCGCCGTGGTGAATGCCAGAATCACTCTGTTCACCGTGGACCGTGTGATGTCCGGCTCCACTTGGACACCATCGGAAACCTGCCACACTTGGACCAACACATCCAAGGAGTTGAGGTTGTGGTCGATGTTGTATGAAGTGGCAGCCCCATCACCGAACGTGGCGGCAAACTTCAGCGGCACACGACCGTTCGCATCTGTCCTGAGCACCGCGATGTCATCGGCGTTTGCCACGATGCCGGTGCCAGCCACGACATTCAGCGTCGATGCGGTCTTGGTGAGACCGGTGCCTGCTGTGATGTCACCCAATCCTGTGAACTGTGCCCACACAGTGGCCGTGGTGCCAAGCGTGATGGGTGCATTGGTCGTGTTCACCCAACCCGTGTCGGCATTGGTCGTTCCTTCTTCAACCCACACCGCAGCCTGCAGAATCTCGCCAGCCACGTCCATGTCAGTTGCTCGCGCAGGAGAAGCAGACACGATGTAGACACCGTTCTCTGCTCCGGCTGCCTGGTCCTTCACCAGCACGCGATCACCGTTGGCAAGCGTAACACCATCGATGACGTCAGCAGAGTTCAGCCCAGTTGAGAGGGTGATTGGTCCTGTGGTGGCTGCGCGGACGCTGTCCTTCCAGTTGAGTCCAGAAGCAATGGCGTCCACATAGTTCTTGGTGGCAGCATCCTGTGCGGACACCGGATCCAACAGGTTGGTGATGAGCTGGGATGACATGGAGAGAGCAGCGACCCGAGGCCAGTCCGTCAGGTCTGCCGTTGCCAGCATCTCCTGGTGTGTGGCCAATGCATGCGCCGGCATTGCATGCTTGTGGTCGGTCATCGATGCAGCAGGACCGGATCCAATCGCCGCTGCATCACCGAATGCCTGAGTGCTCGGAGTGCTGGCACCAGTGGCGTGAACATGGTCGCCTCGTGTGAACGTATCTCCGGTTCCGCCTGCTTGCGTGCCAATGGCAGCAGGAGTGGTCGTGGGAGCAACCCACTTGACGCCAGTGCCCGCAGCCGCATCGGCCATAAGGATGGTGTCGTCGGCACCAACTGCCAAGCGTGAGACAGCATCCGCGCCAGTGGCGACAATCAGGTCGCCCTTGACATCCACGATGGTCGTCGGAATGCCTGCGGCTCCACCTTCGAGCATTGACACCCATGACGTGCCATTCCACATGTAGCCTTTGTTGTCATCCGTGTCGTAGTACAACTGTCCTGTGACCGGAGACGATGGTGCAGTCGACAGGTTCTGGACTCTTGCGTTCCGGATCTCGTTCTTGTTGAAGTCAACCGGAATCAGGAAGGTCCGAGCCATGCTTCACCTCCTCAAGAGAGATATGCATCGCCAGCAAAAGCTGACGAGAATGAGACAGTCACCTGCGTGCCTGAGTCGTACTTCACCTCTCCTTCCACCTGCGTGCCAGCCGAATCGACAATGGTGATGTTCGGATAGCCATTCAGGTTGTGGACAATGACCCAAGTCGCCGCAGGCGACAGCTGTTGGTGATGGTATGAGAACGAGCCAGAGCCAGGCACTCCCTGGATGCCTTGCGGACCCTGGTCTCCCGGGTCTCCCTTGGGACCTTGGCTTCCCGCGATTCCTACTTCGATGATGCTGAGTGACCCCTCGTTGATGTCAACATTGCCAGGAGTGACCTCAACGACTTCAACCACAGTGCTCTCGGCAACAACGATGTCGGGACTCATCGGACCGTTGCCAATCCAGTGAGCAGAGGATAGCGGTCTGTGTCAACCTCGATGATGACGAGCCGCCACTGCCCCTCATCCCACACGATTGCATCGGTGGTTGGCTCTTCAAGCTTCACGTGGATCTTGCCATCGGTGGTCGGCGCAGGAGATGCTGTGGTCATGAGGGCGGTGTTCCAATCGGCACCATCCTGCTTGAACTCAGCCACAGCACTGTATCCGGTCAAGTCCTTCGGCGTGCCGTTCTGTGCCTTCCATGTGAATGTGAACTCCCAGATGGAGCCGCGATTGATGCGTGTGTCATACCGACCGGGATCCATCAGACCTCCTCACCGACAGGCTCCACATCAATCACCTTTCCCTCTTCTGCCTTGGCGGCTGCTTGTCGCGCCATCGCTTCCTTGAGTTGGTCCGCATCAGCCACGATGGCATTGGCGATGAGATTCTCGTACGGCTTGGGTTCGGTGTGCCGCACATCAATCACCTCGACTGCCTTGCCCAGCACACGGTCCATCACCATCTCAAGAGCCTTGAGCTGCACCGGACTGGGATCAGCCGGATCAATCTCCTTGATGATGGCAAACAGCTTGTTGATGGCATACTCCAACTCGGCAGTGAATCGATGTTGCGCCCGAGTCATCACTCGCCTGGCCAGTTCCTGGTGCAACTCCAACGGAATGATGCCTGAAGTGGCACCACCCACTCGAGGATTCTTGCCCTGGTAGCCTGCGATCAGCTCCTCATCAGTCCATGTGGTGAAGTCCACACGACCAAGGAGCATGTCTGCCGTCCTCTTGCCGATACGAACGACACCGCCACCTCTGGCCGTCTTTCCAGTTCTGAGCACCACCGTGCGTCCAATCTTGTGCCCATCGTTGGTGACTGTGTCGTATCGGACGCGCTGCTCTCCATGCTTCTTGTCGATCATCGTGACTTTCTCTTCTCCCAATGGTGCACGCTTGCGCACCCGCTTCTTGGGAGGACTCTCCTTGGGAGTGGCTTGCTTCTGTCTGGTGGCCATCAACAGACACCTGTTCTGACCGGCAGAGGCTCGATGTGAGCATGGTCGTAGTGCCCGATGAACGATCCCACGAATCTCCAGCCGCCGACAGGGAGCCAGTCAGATCCGGCAAGCAGGATCTTGGAGCATGTGCCATTGTCAATGATGTCGCGTGCGATGGCCTTCATGGCATCAAGCGATGGCGCATGGAAGTCCTCGGCATTGGAGGTGCAGTTGTCCGGCCTCCATGGTGCGTGCTGGGACCAGGTTGATGTGCCATCGATGAATCGCTTGTTCAGGATGCCCCACGATTCGGCATTGCGATGTAGGTCTGAATGGTCCCTGAAGATGAGCGTGTGGTTCTTGTCGATGCCGTTGTTGCCATCGGGGATGTCCATGATGACGGGTGGACGGTCAATCTCCCGAACCAACCATCTCACCATGTCGTTCTGAGACTGGATGAGCAACACATTGCCTGTCTTGAATGTCTTGTCCCCGATGCGATGTGCGAGGTGCTCATCCAGATTCTTGAACGTTCGCACAGGACCCCAAGCCTCACCACGTTCACGAATCCGATAGCCAGACCCACGATGCTTGCGTGCTCGCTTCATCACTTCAGCGACTGCATCATGCACCGAATCGAATGGCTGTCCCCAATCGGGTGATTGGTCGGAGTCCCATGGCACACTTGTGGCCACACGCCATGCTTCAGTCACTTCTTCCTCCCTTTGGCCGCAGGCCCGATCTTGAATCGTTTGGCAACCTTCTTGCGAACGATTGCCTTCTCACGGGGAGTCCCATGTTGAGACACACGAGCAAGAGCAGCCCGTGCATGAGCCTTGTCGTTGATGGGGTATCGCTTGCCGGGAAGAGCGAACTTCTTACTCTTCATCCGCTTGCGTCCCTTGGTCGTGAGCTTTGCCATGACAGCCTCTCAGATGACGCGGAAGATGCCAATCGTGACTGAGGTGATGAAGGAGTTGGTGATGTCCACGCGACCAGTGGCAGGGTCCACCCATCGATCAATGTTGTCGATGAGGATCATCTTCTCCGTGGCATTGGTGACCGTCACGGTGAGGTCGGAGTCGAAGGTCGTCGCACCAGCGGGAGCAAGGGATGTCGGGTCGTTGATCTTCACGTTGTCGGGAGATGCTCCTGCATTCTTGATGTGGATGAGATACCGAGCGCCACTGCCTCTGCTGGCAGGGATGAAGTAGTCCGCAGCCGCGACCGCAGCATACGTGGGGACCGTACCACCGAGCAGTGGTGCTTGTTCCGTCAACTGCGCCATCTGACCCTCCTACTCTACAAACTGAGACCAGTCATCGGATGAGGTGTCTCTCGGCACGCCACCCTTCTCGAACTGGTCTGCCTTTGCTTTCATGTCGACCGTTCCTTCTGGGTCTTGTTCTGTCCGCTTGATGATGAGCAACTTCTCATGTGCCTTGATCATGCCATCTCCTCCGAATGGCAGTGGTCCGTTGCCCTCAAACTCAGACTTCTTGAGCTTCGGCATGTAGACGCCTCCTTCTGGCCCGTGAGTCTACTATGAAGTCAACCCGTGTCGAAAGGTCATCCTACAGCCAGTTTCCGGCCACAATGCTTACAGTAGATGTCGTGGGGATCCACACTCCCTTCACATGAGTTGCATTCCCACCACACTTCCCACACCTCGCCCTGAGAATTCTTGCGCTCGTGTCGAATTGCTTTCGATTGCATTCGTTGCTCCTTCCCTACCATCCCATGATGAGCCACAGCAGCAAGATGGTGCCGCCAACGATGAGACCAGCAAGAATTCTCTCGGCCCATTTCTGCGGGATTGGCTCGTCAAATCGCATATCTCTCATCTCCAGTCGTGTCTCCGCGAGCGAGCTCGACATATCGCACATCATTGATCTGCACAATGTTACCTGTCTGCCAGATCCACACGATCAACTGTGCACGAGTCTCAAACCCCAGCTTGCGCAACGAGTGTGCCACATACTGCTTTGCGGTCAGTTGGCTCAGCCCCATCCTCACGGCAAGTTGCTTGTCAGTCAATCCCTCATTGGCCAACAACCAACACGTCTCCATCTCACGAGGAGTCAGCTTGTTCCACATGGCCGCCTCCATTCGCAATCCCATCCCTCGCAATCCCATCCCTCGCAATCTCCATCAGTGCAGCCTCTCTCATCTTGATACGGTCATCATCCGATTCCATCATCCCAGACTCAACACCAACGAAAGCCAAGTCTAGCTCATCCGCAAATGCCTGCTTCCGCCTCTTGCTCTCTCCATACCGCCGTATCAGCAAGATCAGATGCCGCACAGCATCAAGCTCATGTCTCCGAGCCCGACTGATCTCAAACCCATACTCCCTCAACACTGCATCAGTCACCACAGACTTGGCTTGCGATGGAGTCTGCTCCACGAAGACCATTGGCCGGCGTCCATTGGACTGCGCCCTCAAAGCAGTGCACATCACGTCCAGCCCGCCACTCATTCTGATAGGCACCAATGCACTCTTCCTCAACGACCGCCCTCCCTGGAGCAAGAAGTGATCGGACGCCTCAGACACCACCAATCTCACATTCACCCGATTCACTCCACGGAAGATCTTCATTACCTGCTCGCCAACCCTACCGTCAATCTGGCCTACCTCAACATGGTTGACGAATCGAGAGTCAATCTTCATCCCAGATGTCATCACCGCTGCATCGCACCAGGCCAGACCCGTTGTTTCGCCTGGGTCAACCGCAAGTATCGAATGAGCTGGTCCCATGACCTTCCTCCATATCCGTTTCGTCTCCTCATCACGCCGGTCATCCATCAGCTACTCCGGAAATGGGAACTCACGCTGCTTCCTCCCGCTGTCCCGGTTCATCTCAAGCATCTGAAGGCACAGATCAGATTCTCGGATACCAAACTCAGTCATCTTTCCATTCCCATCACACCACCCATCCTTCAGGGCCAACGGCATGATGACCTTCACCATCTCAGGACTGAACCCACACCGACCAAGATCTGATCTATTGAATGGACGCTTTGATGTCGGCACCCACGTCAAGAAGTACTCCATGATGACTTGATTGCCAAACTCCGTCGTCAGTTGACGCATGGAGTCCCAATCAACTTTCTCTTGATGCTCTTCAACCCACTCGCTGACCACTTCAAACAAAGCCATGCCTTCATCATCTGCTTCAATGTGCATCTCACCCGTGCCATTCTTGGACCAGACCCTCATGGGCGTGATGCCCAACTCTTCAAACTCTTCCAGTTTGCCAGCAATGTGGATCCGCTGTCCCTTGTCTTTCTTGTTCTCATACAACTCAGCATACATCCATGCCACCTCCATCCATGCCTCGCGCGAGCGAGAGAGAGCGTAGTACACCGCCCCACTAACACTCCTCCTATCGGAGTCGTCGTTCGAATGATCCAGTCTTCTTCTTTCTATGTTTAGAAGATACTCTCTCTACGATCTCTCTCGCTCGAGAGCGAGAGGATGTTTGGCAAGGCCCATTATCATTCGTTTCGGCATTCGAGAAGGTGTTTGCATGATGAGATCGAAGCTTCGAAGACACGTCTTGCAATTCACATCACCAACCTTTCCATCATGCACCCCTGAAACACTGCGGCGAAGTGAGAACTGATGTCCACAAAGCGTTCTGTCACCCTTGGCCACAAGGAAGTGAGTTGCTTTTCGATTGTATTGCAAGACGACAGCCGTGATGTCGTCGTATCTCGGCACGTCACGAGGCGTTTTCATGTTTGAAGATCCAGCCTCACAGCTCAGTCTGGAACTCATAGTTGAACTTCTCGCAGTCAAGCTCAGCCCACGCGTCATTCACCTTCAACA